CACCAAAAAGAAAATTATATCGACCTCTGCTTAAACTATTCTTAGGCTTGTCTCGTGAGCGAAAGAGTCTCTTGAATGGATTTATATAAACCACCTCCTTAAAAATGGGCATGAAAAAAGCACCTATCAAATTCGATAGATGCTTTCGTGCAATATGTGTTTTCTATTTAGTTCTTGCAAGACGTGACGCACGATTCTCTATTATCGTAACGGCATTAGCAACGGAAATCTCGATTTGCTGTATGCATTTTTTCTTTTCCTCGTCAGACAAATTCTTTGCAATTTTTCCAGTGTACGGTATCTCCACGCTTTGCGGGACCAATTGAATTAATACTTTATACTTATCATCTATAAAAAAATCTTGAAGATAATTTTTCACTACAAAGTTATGCCAGCCTTCCCGTCCAGTGCCAAAGACCTTGAAATATTTTGGATTAATATCTTTTGAAAATTTGGGGTTGCTTTTATCCTCATCGTAATAATAAAGCCGTATAGCAGCAAAAAATAAATCAGGGAATTCATGATAATCATTATTCTTCACATATTGCAGATAGGGGCTATATTGAGGTTTGTAATATTTTTCTGTCTTTATCAATGGCATAAAGTTAGCAAAAGTATGATTGATGTCATAAAAGCGTTTGAATTTTTCCTTAAAGATATCACTAACTTCTTTTGACTCTGTAATAATACGAAGTCTTTCCTCGCTAGATCCTGGCATCTCAAACTTTCCATTGCAGTAAATGGGGAGTGAGCGTATTGTGCAACCTGCAATCGTCATAAATGATATAATTGTATCTCCCCTAAATAAGCCGACATCGCTGCTTAAAACATCCTGCCAATAGCTTGAATAAAAATCTCTGGATTCCATTGAATCATCTGGGTCATTCGTCCAAATATCGCCTTTGATATTCTTCAAAAAATACTCTGCATGAGTTTTTGTATACTTTTCTCCGTGTAACTGTATCATTTTATTATCATTCATACCATTACACCTTTCATTGTAATGAATTAATTATAACATAGCTATGTTATAATTATGTGCTGCTTTAGTGAAAAGCCTTAAATGAACAAAATCCCCCTCTCACCATATACACTTGCAGAGTCTGAATTGCCACAACGTATTGCCCGATCAAGAGCCATAATGGTGGCAACAGCACCGTCAATTTTCTCGGTGGATTTTTCTTTGTCCGCTTTGATATTGCCTGCCGGGTCGGTGCGGATGTAGATATTGTCCATCATCCAGCGCAGAACCGGGTGACCACCGTGGGCAAGCTTCTGTTCTAAGGTAAGCTTCATGAGCTCCTTGGTCGGCGGGCTCATATCCTTGAAGCCTTGACCGAAAGGAACGACTGTGAAGCCCATGCCCTCAAGGTTCTGGACCATCTGTATGGCTCCCCAGCGGTCGAAGGCAATCTCTCGGATGTTGTACTCTTCGCCAAGTGCCTCGATGAACTTTTCTATGTATCCGTAATGCACCACATTACCCTCTGTGGTTTTGAGGAAACCCTGCTTCTCCCAAAGGTCGTAGTTGACATGGTCGCGTCGAACACGAAGTTCCAGATTGTCCTCCGGTATCCAGAAGTAGGGCAGAATATAATATTTGTCGTCCTCATCCTCGGGAGGGAACACAAGCACGAAGGCCGTTATGTCGGTGGTGCTGGAGAGATCTAGTCCGCCATAACATACACGGCCTTTCAGCATTTCCGGATCTACCGAGAAAGCACATTTGTCCCATTTGTCCATTGGCATCCAGCGTACTGCCTGCTTCACCCATTGGTTGAGACGGAGCTGGCGGAAGCTGTTTTCTTCAGCAGGGTTCTGCTTTGCGCTCTCGCAGGCGGCCTTGACCTTATCAATTCCAACTGTTATGCCAAGTGAAGGATTGGCTTTCCTCCACACCTTAGGGTCTGTCCAATCGTCGTTCTCATTGGCTCCGTAAATGACAGGGTAGAAAGTGGGATCATGTTTCCGGCCATCAAGAATATCCTTTGCCTTTTGGTGCACCTCATAGCAGATGCTGTTCGTATCGTTGCCAGCTGTGGTGATGAGAAAGTACAGCGGTTGCATCCTGGCATCCCCTGAGCCCTTGGTCATGACGTCAAACAGCTTTCTGTTCGGCTGTGTATGTAGCTCGTCAAATATCACGCCGTGTATGTTGAAGCCATGCTTGGAATATGCCTCGGCCGACAGAACCTGATAGAAGCTGTTTGTCGGAAGGTAGATTAACCGCTTGGTGGAAGCAAGCAGCTTGACACGTTTGCTCAGAGCAGGGCACATACGAACCATGTCGGCAGCAACTTCAAAAACTATGCTGGCCTGCTGGCGGTCGGCAGCGCAGCCATACACCTCAGCCCGCTCCTCACCGTCAGCGCAGGTTAGGAACAGAGCAATTGCGGCGGCAAGCTCTGACTTGCCCTGCTTTTTGGGTATTTCGATATATGCCGTATTGAACTGGCGATAACCATTTGGTTTCAAAATTCCGAAAAGGTCCCGGACTATCTGCTCCTGCCAATCGATTAATTGAAATGGCTTTCCGGCCCAGGTACCCTTTGTGTGCCGGAGAGCCTCAATGAACGCCACTGCGTAATCAGCGGAGGCTTTATCATATACAGAGTCGGCAGCTTTGAATTTCGTCGGCTTGTATTTTTTGAGCTTGCGTATATGACACATCCTCCTTCCTGAAAGTAAGCATAAGAAAAGGGAACTGCTTTAGACAGATCCCTGTGATTTGGGTATATACTACGTTTTTTCTTCGCCGGTCAATATAAAATGAGCGTAATCCTCAATATGGCCTTCCAAGTATTTTAATAGCTCATCATATTTTTCGCGCCGGGCTATTTGTTTCACGGCCTGAATATCAAACATATTTGTCTCGCCCGAAGCCCGGATGCTGAGAATTTGCTTTTTTACCTTCTCAGTCATTAGTGAGCACCTCCGTCTCCGCAGAGTCGCTGACCGCAGTACGCAGTATATCCACATCAAAGCCTGCGCTCTTGTAGCCTTCTAAAATGACACTGTAGTAATAGCAGCTTGGAGTGCCAAGCGGCCTGCCATCATTCATAATGTAGACCATCGCTTTGACAGTCTTGCCGTTCAGCTTGACCTTGATGGTTTCTTTTCTGTACAGATATGGCCAGCCTTCGTAACGGTCAAGCGCCGCCTCGTCTGCGGGAGTCAGCTCCCATACCAATACCGGTACGCCGCTGCCCTCATAAGGTTCCACCGTTGCCACAGCGCCCGCGTGCGGGCCTCTGAAAAGCAGCCGGTAGTCCTTTAACACCGTTGAACCTATAACCCGAGCCGTAGGGCATCTGGTTGCCATCTGTGTAAGGTTAAGGTTTGAGCCATAAGCCAGGTATAATATCTTTTTCATATATGTAATCCCCTTTCACCACCTAAAGGACGGTTACCCGTCCTGAGTGGTATCTCCTTTCGGCTTACCCTTTCAGGCAGCCCTGCCGAAGCGGAATGCTGCGTCGCCGGAAAGGTGTTTTGTGAGGTGCTCTCTGCAGTTTTTGAACTCATCCCCAATGAAGCCAATCCTGTTGAGGTAGGTTCTCATGGCAAATTTCTCGTTTTCGGTCTGGGGCGTCTTTGAGCTGGCGCATTTTTGTGTCAGCGCCTGGTGGTCGAGGGCAAGGGCGAGGACTATGTAGCTCCTTATCTTCCCGGCATGCAGCTCGCTGTTGAAGCCTCTCAGCTCGACCGTGTGGTGGCCGTGGAAAAAGCTGTGGAGGTTTAGAAAATGGTATCTGCTGTTGTGGTAATGCCTGTCGCGGCTCTCATAGTAGCCTTCGTACCAAAGGTCCTCAATCTGGCGCATGGTCTTGGGCTTGCGGCGGTTCATCTTGTCCACCAGGATGCTGTCCATCTTCTTGCAGAAGTGCATCCTTTCGGGATTTATGTTTAAAGCCTTGTAGAAAAGGTCGTTCTTGCTGGCAATGATGTTCACAAAGTTCCGGATACTTCTCGGTGAGTGGTCCGCTCCGTCGAGGTGTATGTGGATGCCGCAGGAGTTGTTGGCGAAAGCGCCTGCCTTGCGCAGTTGCCTGACCAGTTCCTGTAATATCTCGATGTCCTCTTGGTAGGTGAGGACCGGGCTGACCAGCTCCACGCTGTAGCTGCGGTCGGTATGTACCTTCTGCCTGCCCTGCCTTTTCTGGCAGTTGATGCTTCCGTCGCTCATCAGCTTCCAAACCCGGTCGTCCGGTGTTGTGATTTTCTTAGTGTCGTAATAATCACCTGTACTTGTGACCGTACCGCTGAGGAATTTGGCTGCTACCTTTGCTGCCTCGCTGCGGGTTATGCCCGTGAATTCAATCTCGATTCCGAATTTCGTTGTAAGCATTGTGTTTTGCCCCTTTCAGAGTTGTGTGTTTCTTTTGGTACTGTATATATCACTCTGAAAGGGACTATTATCAAGTCAATTCGACTCATAATGTAC